CTCAATCTTTAAATACTTTTTTTTTTGTTATTCGTGAACTAAAGCGTAAATATAAGAAGAAAATGTCACGTTTTGGTCGGTCTTATTGTCAAGCTTTGACAAGACATTGTGAGTATGATGAAGAGAAGAAAGTTGTATGTTGGACAATTGGTAATAAAACTTTGACCTTGAAAAAATTTTCCGATGCTTTATCTTTTTCTGAAGCATTTAGTTTATGTTTACCTTATTTTAGTGTTCATTATCTCAAAAAACATAAATTATTAGGTGAATTTGACACTTCTTTGCTTAAAGAGTGTACTTATTTTTTAAAATACTATAATTTTCAACCTTTACATATGGTAGACGTGGATATGAAAAATTTGACTCCTCGTTCTGTTCAATTGTATGATCTCCCTAAGATGCTAGTAGATGTTCCTCTTTATTTGTTAATGGTAGATGGAATTCGTTCTATGGTAGATGAAGAGTGCCTGAGTGGTTTTAATCTGTGCTATGGTAGTATGTTTGACAGACCTCGTTCAGTAGTTACCGGTGTTTTTGATACAGGATATGCCAAAAATCTAGAAAAAATGGCAATTAATAAGATGTTTCTTGATAAAGAAATAACTCAAGAGCTGATATTCACTTCTATAATAAGCTTATTATCAGAAGTTGGGCATACAGAGGAAGATAGACTCCCCTTCTTCATGCCTGATTCGTCTATACTTAAAAATTTGATTGCAAAATATCAGACATCTCCTGGTGAATCTCCCTTTAAAAATGTTACTGTTTATGATGTTATGACTGGGAAAACGTCAGTTAGGGTAGATCCTCCTTCTAAGAGGGCTATATGTGAAGAAATAGCCACTTACATACTTCGGTTTTTGGAAGAAGCTGAGGCTGCTGGAATGGAAGGAAAATTCTATAATAAAATTTTTCCTGGTGAATCAGTCTGTCGCGAATCTCGAAAAAATGGGATTTTAAACTCTTTGGAGTGTATGTCATTTGATGAATTATTAGAATTTCATACAAAAGTTCGCTTGTTCTATATTGAACCAACTCACCACACTTTGTTATCTCATATTTATTTAAAAGGTGTCTTTTCTTTTTTGAAAGGGTGTGGTTTTGAGATTGGTGCTAGTTTGAATGGGGGAGAGTTTCTTGATATATGGGAATATCATTCTTGTAATAAAGATATTCATCAAGAGATCTACGCAGATTATCCAGAGTTAGTACCTCGTATATATGGAGAGGGCGATATTAGTGGATTTGATCAGTCCCTGATATATGCTATATTATACGCTGTAGGTATTTTCTTTGCGTGTTTTTATAAGTATGATCACCATGTCATGAAGACGATAATGAGCGACATAATCTTTCGTCTTTGTACAAAGTTCCTGTATTTGGTTGGCATGGATGAAGTTAAACTTGTTTTTGGTATGATGTTCTCTGGAAAATTTGAGACAAGTCATGGAAATACTGCTTACCAGAACATTGTTTTTAGAATGTATAAGACATATAAGTTGATGGAGTACAAGAAGCATCCTGAATTCTATTTACTAGAAATATGTATAAAATTTAAGCTTATCACTCACAGTTTTTGTGGGGATGACATGTTTCTAGGTTGGCCTCTCATATTGCAAGAAAAATTTGAATTCAGTTTGGAAGATTATAAGAAATTTTGTGCTAAAGTTGGTCTTCGTTTTAAATTTTGTCGTAATAAGCCTTTGTATGCTATTGTTAAGTTTCAGGAGGATGGTATGTATAGAGAAATTTTCCGAGAGGAAGGTATCATCTTTTTAAAGAATCAAATGGCTAGAGTTTATCATGGAGACACTTATATTGGTATCTTTCCTT